GGCGGCTACAGGGGATATCTCTGTAGCCGCCTTTTATTATAAGGAGCGTAATGGCAGATAGTCTCAGTGACCTGATGTTTAATTATTTCTCCTCGCAGCCTACGGGATCTACAGAGAAATCCCTGTCGGATAACTCATTTGCGTATTACGCAGCACAGCCTGGGGGAGATCCTAGTAAATCTCTAAGCTATAACATGCGTCTCTATTTCTCCACTCAACCTACTGGTGACCCTAACAAGACGCTATTGGATAACATGGATGCATTTTTCGCGGCACAGCCTACAGGTGCTCCAGAAAACTCACTAACTGACAATATGTACGCATACTATGGAAGCGTCTAATGAGTAATAGGGTACTTAATGGCAACTTCTACTTCCCTGTAGATGGACATTTCGTTAGTCAGAAGCAAATCCGAATAAATGAGATTCTACAGGATTACGATAAGTCCCTCCAGCTACAGTGGATTCCACCAGATAAACGATCTGAAAGTGACATAGCTTTCAGAGTCGTATGTTTCCCGCCAGGTCGGGCACCTTATTTGGTCTGTACTGCTGATGAGGCAGATGAACGACTACTTGCTAAAGTATTTCAGGCCGATCAACAGAATTCTCCAAATCAACTAAGTTACATAGAGAATTACAATGCAGCTAGGGAGTTGGTGATAGCTAAGCAAAATGAGGAGGAACGTATGGAGGCTCATGAGATGGCTGCATCTATCCTCCGTAGTAATAAGTTCTCATACAAGCATGGAGGGATAGATTTTGAACGTCCAAGACGTCTCAACCCGCGTTAAGCGTACATTTGGAGACGAGGCAGGCGTACAGGTTACAGATCAGGATATTATCCGTTGGATTAACGACGCTCAGGAAGAGATAGTTAATTCAAATGAGGGCCTCATGGAGACTACAGGTTCTGCTGACACGGTTAGAGATCAGGATATTTATGATCTCCCTGTAGACATATCTGTATTGCGGAGCCTGAAATATAATGGTCTCCGACTTAAGTCCATGAGTTTTCAGGAATTCGACGAATACCTTAGTGGATACGGGACCACACAATATGCCACAGGAACTCCAGAAGTATTCATGGTCTGGGAAGGAAAGATTCGTGTCTTCCCTAAGCCAGATACTGACCTTGTCGGTGGTCTTTCTATCTACTATATTCGACGCCCTACTCCTGTGGGCAATTTGGCAGATAATCTTTCCGTCCCGCTAGCCTATCATAATGCTGTAGTTAACTATTGTCTACAGCAGGCATACGAGCTTGATGAAGACTATCAGAAAGCTCAGACAAAGAAGGGTCAATTCGATGAAACCATGATGAAACTTAATGACAGAAACAAGTGGACCAGTCGAGAATATTACCCCAGTATTACTGTCCTCCCGGAAGATGCTTAAATGCCTAGGTCGTCCGACAATGTGCAGGAATTCTCTATTGGGCCCTTTGCGGGTGGCATTAACACCTACTCTAACCCAGCTCGTATAGCTGACGACGAGATGCAGGATTGTGTTAATTTTGACATTAGTCTAGAGGGTTCTCTAGTATCTAGGCCACCCTGGAGTTTGCTTGAGTCAACATACGGAAATAGCACTGATACTAGTGGTACTCCACCTGAGTCTAATCAGCTCATTATCGGTACTGGTACATTCGAGTCTAATAGATTTGTAATAGTAAACAGTTCACACATTACTGCTCCGGCTTCTTATATTTATTACGTTGAAGGACCTAACGAGGGTCTTATTGCAAAGATTGCTGATGGCTCCCACAATAAAGCACACCGTTATGCAGATTTCCTGTATCTAATCCCAGATATCGCGTCTCCTGGTTTGGGCGCTAGTTATGACCTGACCACAGGACTAGTGACAGTTATACCGAGTATGCCAGTAGGCTATGCTTCCTGTATTTATAAGGATAGACTTTGGATTAGCGGTCGACGCGGAACTCCAACTGATGAATCTAGGCTATTCTTTTCTGACCTAGCAGTATTCGGTACTTGGCAACCTACAGTCAATTTTTTCGACATAAACCCTGGTGACGGGGATGCCGTTAATGATCTAGTGGTTTACCAGGACAATATCATAATTTTTAAAGATAACGCCACGTATGTTCTGTCTTACGATACGGGACCTGCTCAAGCTATCTTGCAAGTAATTAACACAGATATCGGTGTACATGGGCCTCACTGTGTAGATGTTTACGAGAATTCCGTCTTTGTCCTTAAATATAATCAGCTATATGAGATGTCTAACTATGACTTCGTGAGAGTCAGTGTCAAAATTCCATTTGACTATGACGAAACTCTCCCTGTAGATCCAGCTATTCAGTCCTGGAAATACCCTAACTGGGTACGGATTGTGGGGGATAGGGCCGTTGTTAGGTTCTATAACAGGCTGTATGTATACCACCTCCGTATTAGGGGGTGGACTCGCTGGGATTCAGAGGATGAGAGTATTAAATATCTCGGACCTATCATGCGCCTTGATAATACAAATACAGTTCTACGTAAGGGTTTTAACATTTACGTAGCTGGGTCGGCATTGGCTAAAGTTACAGATGGTATGGGCCCTGGAGTAAACGGAGCGTGGCGTACCTTCTTTAAGCTGTTTAAGTTTGAAGATAGGTATGATTCAGATACCGTGGAGAACGGTAATATTAGTCCAATGGTCCCTCCCTTGGACATCAAATTGTTTATGATGACTAAACAATTTGATGTGGGGCTTAGCCATAGGTTTAAGCGTTTGATGCATTGGGGGGTTGACTGCTATACTAGTCGAAGTGTTACAGGAACTCTGTATCCATTTTCCGCCGTTTACAAGGTGACATGGGGCCAGCTTGGAATTTATCATTGGCATGATCTGAATACTTGGGAATATCCGTTGTCGAGCATTCCTGGTATTTCTCAGGAAGTTACTAGTGCTTCTGGGTTTCAGATTAAATTTATTCGATTTCCTAAATCTTTGAGGTTTAGGCTATTGCAATTTAAAATTGAGACTGCTACTCAGGGTAATGCTACTGACGGACCTGTTTATATTTATTCCATTACAGCGTTTATTGCATCCAAGCAAGTAGTACCGAAGGGGGTTAGTTAATGCAGCTATCAGATTGGCAAGGTAATCAAAAAGTGCCGACACCAGCTCCGGGCATGAAAGCATTTAACCCTTATTCGGCTGGTAATAAACGCTATGGTGCTGGCCGATCCATGCCTAATATCGGACCTGTTGCTCACCCACTCGGCTATGCTGAGCGCGATAATAAGGCTCAAGCCCGTAAAAATGCCATTATGCGTAGAATGAAAGGCGCAGGTACGGGAAATCCTATGAATAAGAAAGTAATGGATTATTCTTCTAAGGGAGTGTTTTAATGCCAGCTCCTATGCAGTCAGCTAGTCCTACTAACAGCAGGTCTGCTGAGATCGCGGCTAAGGAACTAGCCGTTAGGCGCAAGCTGTCTGATTACAATAGCAAAAACAAAAATTCTGCACTTGTTAAGCTCAAGAAGAATAAAGCCAAAGTAGCCACAGAGAGGTATAATCTTAAGTCCATCCGGACCGGGGACGGTTTTACCCGATCGGATTACGGTGTAGGTAAGGGGGCTGGAATTCCTTATCAGATTAAGCAGACATCTGCCACCGTAAATAAGGGACGTCCTAACTTCAAGCCGCCAAAGCCTCGGCCTAAAGCTCCAACTCCTAAGTTTCCGCCTTCTGGTGTAATTAAGCCTATGCCGCGGCCTACTCCTAGCTCTAAATCTTCGTCTAGGTCAGAGGCTATTAGTAGGGCACTTACTACTAGCATCAAGCCTGGTGATAAGAGGTAAGATGGCAAAGAAGAAGAAGTCAGCCGCAGCTAAGTACCTTGCTGGGGACACCACATATCAACAGCAGCTAGCCAATTTCAATAAGTCAAAGTCTGATTTCCAGGCACAGTTTAACCGTCAGAACTCAATTATTAAGCGAGACTTCGGCGAAACTGGTCGCAGTATGAAACGCCAAGCTGCTCAAGATAGGGAGGATCAGCAGAATAATTTTGCAGGTCGAGGAATTCTAAAGTCTGGTGTATTTGCCAAGGCTCTAGGAGATTACAACACCGAATTTAATGCAAAGTGGAAAAACCTGCTTTCAGGTCAGTCAGATAAGCTCGGTGACCTTAATATGCAGCGAACTAATTTCCTTCGTCAACTCAAGCTAGAATCCGACGCTGCCAGACAAGATGCGCTAAGGCGCCGAGCTGCTAAATTGGGGATCTAATGGCACAGCCTAGCCCGTGGGATACTTCGGGAACAGCTAATTCACTTGCTGATGCAATTAGGCGACAGGCTGCTGCGCAGGCAGCAGGAGCCCAAAAGGCTAAGGAAACTAAGGAAGGGATTAGCTCTAATCCTCTGGATCAGCTTATGCAGCAGATTCAGAGTATTAACGTAGACCCTACGCCTCTTGACGTACTGATGAGTCAGGCTAGTGGTAGTGCTGGAGCACAATTCGATCCTCTTATTGCTCAGCTTAAGGGTGAGATTGCGCGTACACGTAGTCGTGGCAAGAATAACCAGAAAGAAGCCCACGCTATGTATAACGCACTGTCCAGTGACATTGCAGCAGAAATGCCTGAAATCACTAACCAGATGAACCAGGCTTCTCAAGAGACTGAGGATCGTTATAATCAGACTCAGCAGCAGCTACAGGATCAGTATAACCAGCAGGCTCAGGATCAGGCCGAGCTATTTAAACAGCTAGGTATCCAGGCTGCCGCTCCCACAGTTTCTCAGCAAGCAAAAGATGATCAGGCTTTCTTCCAGAATCAGAACCAGTCTGATGAAAACTCGGCTCTTGCTCTCCTTAGTCAGATGAAAAATTCTGATGTTAGTTATAACCGGCAGTCTGCGGATAACACTCGACTTGCAGGTAATAACGTAGCTGCCGATATTGGAGCACAACTAGAGGATTATCTACAGGGGGCTAATAGCAAGCTGTCAGGTCTTGAAGCTGGTAAGCAGTCAGCAATTAGCGCGATGCTTGCACAGTTGCAGCAGCAGGATGCAGAACGCGTACAGACTCAGCAGAATACCGAATATGATCGCTTGATCGACATGTTTAATCTCCAGCTTAAGATGCAGGAGCTTGCGAGCAAGAATGGTAGCAATGCTTCTGATTCTATTTTCAAGGGGACTAACGGTCCTGCTGGAACTGCTAACTATCTTGGCGAAGTTTACGGTGGAGACACATTTAGTTCTAAAGCCATCACAGATGTAATTAACCAGGTTATGTCCAGTCCAGAAGCTATCGCGGGTAAGTATCAGAGTCCTGATCTTAAGGACGCCATGGGTAATCCACTTACCCTCAACGTAACACCGGATAAGCTTATTTATATGCTACGTGCACAGATGACTAAGGACGGTCAGAGTGTTAATGGTCCTACATTTGATGATGCGGACGTGAACCATGCTATTGATGCACTGCTGGCACGATTGGGAAGGTTGAAGTAAAATGAAGTTCTCAAAGGAACCTATCGTATGGATTGGGGCCATAATCGCCGTCTCGATCGTGGCTAAGGATATTCTCGATGGGGGAGGGCTTAGTCTAGATAGTATTGACGCAGCATGGGTAGCTGTTGGTGCAGTAATCGGACGCAGGTTTGTTTCTCCTGTAGATAAGGGGTAATTATGCTTGAGGGGTATAAGCCAATTGATTTTAGTAGCATCTTCCCTCCTATGGATTTGGGACAGATGCGGAATCGTGCTGGCCTCTCTCAAGCTGCCCTAGGAATCCTGGCTAATTCTAAGTGGAATAAGACCCCTATTACTACGCTGTTGGATTCTGGGCTAACAGTTAACGGAGAGGTACCTAAGCGGCAGCAAACACTGTGGGGACGAGCTGTTGATTTGCTTAGTACCCCAGCTTACGCTGTTGCTAATGCTGCTGATGATGCACTTGCAGGACACCAGAGTAACGATACTGATAGTGTCCTTTCTGATGCTGGCCAAATACTCGGAGGTATAGTTACTGGTGCCGGTCGAGGTATTGGTACTGGACTCCGTGGTGCATTTGCAGGTAGTGAAACAGCAGCAGATCCTATGGATAAGCAGTATCTTGGAGATTTTCTAATTCGGCTTGATACTCACATGTCTGCCGAAGATGCTATGAAGCCTGAAAATCTCGAAGAAGTCCGTAGTAGGCTCAAGAACAAAAAGATTAACCTACTCAGCAATGCTGATGAAGACAAGTATTTCTATAACTTTGATACCAAGAACGTTGAAGTAACCAATAAGAATATTGAACAATATTTTAAGGACATGCAGCTTTACGGTCTAGCCGCTAGTGCTGTTGGCGACCCGCTTAATCTCATTAAAGGTCCTACAGGAGTCCTTAGCGCGGCCAAGGGTAAAGCTGAAGTTCCTGGTGCAATTACTGGATCTAAGAATACGTTTGACGGGTTTAAGTCCGGTCCTCTGAATATCGGCGTTAACGCTGGGGATGTAAAGTTTAAGCCCACTATTACGAGTCCTGCTGGATCTTATAAGGTAACACTTCCTCCGGGAGCAATTCAGAATAAGGTAGCTAGTCCATCTACAGGGGAGCTTATTACTGCCCCTTCGTGGTTCCGTTTTCCGGATAATCCAGCCGCTAAGTCTATTGCTAGTACACCTGCTAGGACTACCGCGACGGCTGCTAAATCTGCTTCCCCTGTAGATAAGATAAATGTCTCTGATCCACTTGATGAAATCCTTAATAGTTGGACTCCTGGGCAAGCACTAAAGACTAATTTTCCGTTCTCTCGTGATAGTATGTATCACATTTCTAGACCTCCGGATGCACAGCTTAAGGTTGTTAGGAAACTTGAGCGACCTGGAGCTACTACTAAGCTGATTGGTGACCTTCTTCGACGTATTGTCGACGGAGAAGTTAATTGGTCTGAAAACCTTGTTAATCGTCTTCGGACTAAATATCCATCACTTAAGTTCCCAGAGACTAATGAACTTATTAAGTTCATTTCGACTATTGACGATATGCCTAAGCGTTTGGGAGATGTAGACCAGCGCAAGGCTGCAATTGTAGCCTTTACTAATACACTGCACGCTGATATTCAGGCAATGAAAACCCCTGCCAAGGTTCTCAAAGCTGAAGTTATTATAAATAATGCTGCTAAAACTAATCCGGTTGATCTTGCTCGACTTGTAGCTGGAGCTAAACCTAATCAGGTTGCCTCTAAGAACCCTACCCGTGATACTCAGATAGTTACTGATCTGGTTAGCCAGTTTGGTCCGCAGCTCGCGTTGAAGACTATTCCACCTGGTATTCATGACGTAGCTAATTACAAGAAAGCTATGCTTTCACACGGTGCGTATACCGGACCTAAGCAGGTCAATGTTTGGAATACGCTTACGTCGAAGCACTTGGTTAACGTTAAGACTCCAAATAGGTTCAAAAAAGCTCTAGACATACTGCGGCAGACAGAAGACATCTTTATTAGGAGAGGGCATGTTCCTATGTCTTCTGCTCCTAAACTTGGTGGATCTGTACCACTTAGGCTCAGTCAAGTTTTGGACGCTATTGGTCCTGCGGCTGCTGCTATGGATAGAACTCTACTTACTAAGATTCTTCGTGGCGAACCCGAAGCTATATCACACCTTGACGCCCCGGTTATTCAGAAAATAGAAGAACTTAAAGCTGGCGAAGCCATAGTCGATGGCTCTAAGGCTATCCAGGGTGTTGATACAGCTTCAAAGCGTATTGAGGACTTGCTTAAGGGTACGCTTTCTGTAGCTCGTTCAGAGCAGATAGTTACTGTAGGTGCTAAGGTAGCCTCAGATATTACTAAGTTTTCGGGCGGATCGGCAGTAGCTGCTAACACTGCCAAAAAATTGGTTGAAGCTACGTTTTCGCCTAAGAGTCCTGTAAATAATGCCATCAAGAAAAGCGGTCTAAACACTACAGCTTTGATTAGCCATCCCAATGTTAGCCCTCAGCTTCTAGCCAAGTATTCCAGCGCTCCTGGAATTACCAGGGCTATCAATCTAACCCTTGGTGGTCCTAGCCTTAGCAAACTTGGTAAGCTGATGAACAGTGCTGGCGCTATGATACCCGAGTGGCTCGGCGCACGTTTTAATGCTGCTTATAAAAATGCTGACATGCATCCTATTTATCTTAAGAATGTGGCTACAGCTAAATCAACAGTGGCTAGACGTGCTGATTTTCTTAACAAATTGGCTAGAACCTACGATGTGAACGATGCAGACTTGTGGAACGATGCCCTGAAGGGCGCACAGGGCCGCATGGCACCCCTGGAGGGGGGCATGTCGTCCAAGCTGGCGAAGGAAATTCAGAAAATCATGGAAGACCTATTCGGCAGTTCAGGACTTAGGTCTAGTGTAGTTATGGAAAATTCTGTAGCTGGACGTTCTCAACTTTTTATGTCAGAGCTTAATAGCAACCTTCGTAGGTTCGGACTCGGACAGTATCAATTCTTCAAGAAGAGTAAGAAGACTAAGGAATACGAAGAGGGGGTCAAGTGGCTTAATTCCTGGGAGTCTTGGGAAATTGAGAAGCCGCTAGATTTTCTGTTTAAGATTCAGAACGTAGTCGAGCATACTGTTCGTGAAAAGACTATGATAGATGAAATAGCTGGTAGATTTGGGACTAGGGTTAAGGGTGGGGATTTCACGCACACTATTAAGCACCCTAGGCTTGCTGGTTATTACTTTGGTGAAGAAGCCGCCTCACAGATTAACCAATTCCTCAAGGTACTAAAGGAACTTAAGCAACCGTCTTCCAAAGCTATGCAGCATTTTGATAAGGCGCTTAGTAAGTGGAAGGCCGCCGTAACTATTTACGTACCGTCACACCATATCCGTAACGTTATCGGTGACGTCTATTTCAACTGGTTGGGTGGCGTCAATTCCAGCCGTCCATACGGCACAGCCCTCAGAGTTATGCAGTCCCAAAAGAATCGGTATGAGGGTATTGAAGAACTGCATAATCTTACAAGCCCTAGTGCACTGAAAAACGCTATCGCCGGTAAGACCCCAAGTGCTGTAGGTAAGCAAACGGCATTGACAATGAAAGACGGCACTCATGTAAGTAACGATATGGTATATATCAGTGCTTTTCAACAGGGTATTCTTCCTACGACGCGGGTTCTAGAGGATATCCCGGACGATGCTATGTCTTCGTTTGAGAAGTTTAGACCACTTGGCGGTAAAGGTCAAAAGTTTGCACACACTATTTCAGAGGGACGCGATCATTATGTCCGTCTTGCTCATTATATCGATGCACTGAAAAAGTCTAACAAGGGTTTTGAAGCAGCTACAGAAGAAGCAGCGGCAATTGTTCGTAAATGGCATCCCGATGGCATGGATATGACTAAGTTTGAAAAACATGCCATGCGTCGTATGTTTCCATTCTATAGCTGGACCCGTAAGGCTCTCCCGCTGATGATTGAGTCTATCGTAGCTACGCCTGGTAAAGTTATGGTCATACCTAAGGCTAACTACTTGCTTCAGAATATGCTTGGTATTCAGACAGGGCCTATGTCAGACCCGTTTCCTTATGATCAACTGTTCCCTGATTGGATTAGGGAAAAGGGAATAGGCCCGGTAGCTGGACCTGATTCTGGACTCACTAGTTTTCTAGGCGGGGCTCCGGGCTATTCAGTAGTTAACCCTGGGAACCCTACTATGGACCTTATATCACAGCTTAATAATCCTGGCAAAATGACTATGGGAATGCTTAATCCTGCCGCAAGGATTCCTATTGAACTATCTACAGGGAGGGATAGCCAAAGCGGAGCACCTATTGATGGCGTTACAGACGTTGACTATATAGCTAAGCAGCTCCCTGGAGTTAGTCACGTTGGCCGCGCTACCGGAGAGTTCGGAGTCTCTGACAGTATTAAGGCTGGGTCCTCCGGCTACAACATGCAGAATATCATTAACCTGCTATTTGGTGCTGGTGTTCAGAATACTGGACCCTACAAAAAGAGTGCGGAGTTTGACCTTCGAGATTACATTAAGAGTCTGAGGTCATAATGGCAGTAGATGAACTTCTTAGAACCCTCCAACAGACACGACTAAACAAGCAAATTATCAACCCCCTGTCGGGGGGAAATAACACCCTAGTTAATCCAAAGCTAGGGATTAACTCCAGAAAGCGAAGCACTACCACTGCGCCAACTTTTGGTTCTCAGGTGCCTGACTGGCTAACTGCACGTAAATCCAGCGCGCTAGACAGTTACATGGCAGCTAAATCCGAAAGAACTACGGACCTAGCAGCGGATTTTGCGGGTAAAGCTGCGGGACAAGTCCCTGTAGATAAATTTGGAATAGTTCAGGATAAGTCAACCAGTTTTAATGATGCGTTTAACCAACAGCTATCCGCAATTAATAACACTGGTAAAACAGCTCTAGCTTCCGAAGAAGCTAAGGCGGAATGGCAGCGTCTACAGGGGCTCAAAGAGCAGGACGCTGGATTTGCTATAAATTGGACTCCTGGAGCCTCTAGTAGTAATCTAGGCGCCCAAGCCGTCAGTATAGCTATGTCGGCTGTGCAAAATAAGACCCCTTATGCATGGGCAGGTAATTCGCTTACCGGGGGAGTAGATTGCAGTGGACTAGTCCAGCAAGTATACAAGAAACTTGGCATTAACGTACCTAGAAGCACTTATGAGCAGGCTAAATCCGGTAAGCGGGTATCTCTTACCAATCTGCTTCCGGGAGACTTGGTCTTCTTTAATACAGGTAAGTCAGATCCTAACGGAATTGGCAAACTTAGCCATGTTGGAATTTACATTGGTAACGGGCAAATGATTGATGCCCGTAATAGCAAGCTTGGCATCAGGGTTGGGAGTATGTATACTCAATCTATGGGAGGTCCCGTAATGGCGGTAAGGCCGTGGTAGATTCCTTTAGCCCTACTTTCAATTCGTTTATGACTGAACTGAGTAACATTGCAAGTAAGGGGAATTTTAACGTCCAACCGAAACTCAAGCCAGTAAAACGTCAAACTCTGAATCTGATTATGCCTAACCTTCCGAGTGGGGGTAACTTTAGCGGTGGGGGAGGGGCGTCCTCTGATTTGCAGAGACTTATGAACGCAATTAGATCTCAGGAATCCAATAATAACTATGGAGCAGTTAACAGGGATTCTGGTGCATCGGGCGCGTACCAGATTATGCCGTCTAATATTAATGGTAATGCTGGTTGGGATATGGAAGCGCTCGGACGTAACATTTCCATGCAGGAATTTATGTCCAACAGGCAGCTACAGGATCAAATTGCTCAGTACAAACTCGGCCAATATTTGAAGAAATACGGTGCTGCTGGAGCTGCTGTAGCTTGGTATGGCGGACCCGGTGCAGTTAAAAATATGTACTCTAAGACTACGCAAACTGGAGGTTATCCGAGTCTCTATGCATACTGGACTTCTGTTCTTAGTAAGATGTAGCAAAGAGGTTATATGCTGGGTAATGATGGCCTTGAAATTCCCGAAAATAACCGAGAAATTGCACTACATCTGCGCGCCATTAGAGCCTCTATGTCCGATATGAGCGATCGACTTGACGCGCTAGAAACCTCAGTCAGTGAGCGTCGGTTTAAGATGCAAGACATCTTTATGAGCGCCTTGATACTCCCCCTGCTGGGTGGTATCCTGCTATTCCTACTCACAAAAGCGCTAAGCTAGCCTGTAACGCTTCATAGTGGCGGAGG